GACAATTTTACAGGTTGTACTAGAGGAACAAGCGCACCTTATAGAGGTGATGCACCACAACGTACAACAGCAGGAACCCATCCTATTGGGGCTAAAGTTTTTGGTGCTTATAAAGTAGATTCTTTAAATGAAACACAAGTTAGAGGTACCGGTCAACCTGAATTTACAACTCGATTTGATGGTGTAAATGTTACGTTAGCAAGTAATGCAACATCCACAGAAATAGGGGGCGGTTTATTATGTACAATCGGACCCATTAATGATAGAGCTTAATTATGTCCGGAATTTCAATTTATACATACGATACACTTAAACAAGCAATCAAAGATTATACTGAGGTTGATGATTCTGTATTTACAACAACTATCTTAGATGGTTTTATAATGGCTGCTGAGTATAGAATTAATAATGAGCTACCTATGGACTCTGATAGATTTGTACAAGAAGGTACATTATCTACAAACAACAATACAATTAATTCTCCAGCTGGTGCTCTATTTATTAGAGGTGTTGAAGTATTTAACTCAACAACTGATTCTACGGGTACTGGTAGTTGGTTAGAAAAAAAAGACCAAACATATTTATCTGAATATACTGATAGATTAACCGGTCCTGAGGGTGATTTAACTTCACAAGATGTAACTGGTTTTCCTAAGTATTATGCTATGTTTGGTGGTGCAACACTTAAAACAGATACCACTTCTGGAGGCTTATATATTGCTCCGACACCAGATGCAGCTTATAAATTTAGAATATATTTTAACAAAACACCTCTGGGATTAGGGTCAGGAACTGATGGAAATTCTACTACATACATAAGCAACTACTTCCCACAAGGACTATTGTATGCTTGTTTGGTAGAAGCATTTGCCTTCTTAAAAGGTCCTATGGAGATGTTGACATTGTATGAGAATAAGTATAAAACATCCATACAACAGTTTGCAGGAATGCAGTTGGGGAGAAGAAGAAGAGACGATTACACTGACGGTACTGTTAGGATACAAGTCAAATCACCTTCACCGTAAATAAATTAGGAGATAAAAATTATGACAATAACATCAGCAGTATGCAACACGTTCAAAACAGAAGCTTTAAGAGCAATACACAATTTTACACAAGGTGGAAATACTTTTAGACTAGCATTGTACACAAGTTCAGCGACACTAAATAAATCAACAACAGCTTATACTACAGCTAATGAAGTAGCTAACGGAAATGGTTATACTACTAAAGGAGCAGCGTTAACAAATGTAACACCGGCTTTATCGGGTGATACAGCAGTTTGTGATTTTGCTAACATCTCTTTTACATCAGCTTCATTTACAGCTAACGGTTGTTTGATATTTAATGATACAGCAGCCAATGATCCATCAGTTTGTGCAATTGCATTTGGTGGAGATAAAGTTGTAACAAACGGAACTTTCACAATTGAATTTCCAGCAGCAGATGCATCTAACGCTATCCTTCGTATAGCATAAGGGTAAACCCTTATGTCTAACACTTGGAATCAATCCGGAACCACCTGGGGTCAAAACCAATGGGGCGATCAAGCCGACGTTGACGTAGCTTTAACAGGTGTACAATCGACATCATCAGTAGGAACAATTTCACCTGCAAATGTTATGGGTTTAACAGGTGTACAATCAACTTCTAGTGTTGGTAGTGTTGTAGCTTTTGATACTTTATTAGTTACTCCAACAGGTGTGCAGTCAGCATCTTCAGTGGGTTCAACTACAGTCGACATTATATTAAACATTGATTTAACTTTAACAGGTTTACAATCAGCAACTTCAATAGGTTCAGTTACAACTAGCGTTCAACAAACAGCAGGTTGGGGACAAGATACTTGGGGAGCTGAAAACTGGGGTGAGTCTTCTCTTGACGTTACTCTTTCAGGTTTAGCCACAACTTCTGCAATAGGTTCTATAGCATTAGATGCTATGACAGTAGGTCTAACCGGACAATCGACAACTTCAACAGTCGGGTCATTATCTCCGACAACCAGTCTTTCATTAACACCTACAGGACAGTTAGCAACTTCTGCATTAGGCTCTATAGGTTCAATAGATGAACAGACAGTAGGTCTAACTGGGCTTTCAACAACTTCTGCAATTGGGTCATTGTCTCCAACAACTAGTCTTTCATTGACACCTACAGGTCAATCAGCAACTGTTACCCTAGGTGGTGTAATTTTATTTACTGGAAAAGAAGTGACTCCAGCTGGAGTACACGCAGATTCCGCAGTTGGGTCAGTGAACGTTGTATCAAACGAAGAAGCATTACTGGCTGGTCAATCAGCAACTTCTGCAGTAGGTTCAATTTTACCTGCTGATGTAATGGGTGTAACCGGACTTTCAACAACATCTTCTGTAGGATCTCTGGTTCCTGAAATAGGAGTTTCGTTAACTGGGGTAGCAACAACGTCTTCAGTGGGATCTATTGTTACTGCAATAGGAGTTCCATTAACCGGTGTACAGGCAACGTCTGCAGTAGGTTCAATTTCACCTGCAGATGTAATGGGTTTAACGGGATTATCAACAACATCTAGTGTAGGAGATATTATTACACTGGGCTATCAAGATGTTGACATAGTAGGGAATACATCGTATACAGATGTAACACACGTAGCTTAGGAGAACAAAATTATGGCATCAACATTTACAGACCTTGGTTTAGAGTTAATGGCAACTGGTGAAAACGCCGGTACTTGGGGAACAAAAACTAACGCAAATTTAAGTTTAATCGAACAATTAACAGGTGGTGTCTTAAGTTTAGCTGTTGCAGGATCAGGAACTACAGCTTTATCAATAGCAGACGGCGCTTTAACAGGTACTGCTCAACATAGAGTTATAGAATTAACAGGTGCCCTTACAGGATCAAGAATTTTAACATTCCCTCTTCTTACAGAAACTTTTTACATTATTAAAAACGGAACCACTAATGCACAAACATTACAATTAAAAGCAGTATCTGGTTCAGGTGCAACAGTTACTTTTGCAGCTGGCGATAAAGGATATAAACTTATTTATCTTGATGGTGTTGCAACAAACACTGGTGTTTTTGAAGTTCCTTTTTCTAACTTTGGTCAGCCATTAGATTGGATTACTAAAACAGGATCATATACAGCAATAAACCAGGATAGAATTTTTGTAGACACAAGTGGAGGAGCGGTTACGATAACTCTTCCCGCATCACCTGCCGTAGGTGATCAAGTAAATTTTGTAGATTCAAGGTACACTTTTGATTCCAATGCATTGACTGTTGGAAGAAATAGTTCTAAAATAGCAAATGCAACAGCAGACCTAGTAGTTAATACCGAGGGTGCAGCATTTGGATTAGTTTTTTCTGGTTCAAATGTAGGTTGGACATATACGGAGAAATAATATTATGGCAAATTACGAAGCAACTAAATATAATTTTAATGGATCAGACCTTACAGGTATTGAGGGTATTCCAACAGCAACTATCGTGCCGTGGTCATCTTCTTCAGTCCCATCTGGGTTTTTAGAATGTAATGGTGCAGCAGTTTCAAGATCAACTTATTCTGCTTTATTTTCAGTTGTATCTACTACTTATGGTGTAGGTGATGGATCATCAACTTTTAACGTACCTAATTTAGCAGACAACGTAGCGGTAGGAAAATCCGGCAATAAAGCTTTAGCATCTACTGGTGGAGCGAATACTGTGGCTGTGGCTTCTTCTGGAAATATTGGCACTAACACCAACACTAATACCAGCATTAACGTTACAGGAAACGTTGGTGGTTCAACAGCGAATGCTTCTTTATCGACAGCACAACTTGCTTCTCACACACACAACCCATCGTCTTTACGAAAACAAGGAACCCAAGTTGGAAACCAAGGATTTAATATTGGTACTGCCACTATGATTGCAGATGCAAATCAAAAAGCTGCATTAGCACTAAATAACGCAGGTTCAGGTTCAGGTCACTCTCATAACATGAGTGCAAACTTTTCTGGTAGTGGTAATGCTAGTAGTAGTAGTTCTAGTAGTAGTAGTTTTTCAGGTGGAACAGCTAATCCATCAGTATTACAACCTTATTTAGCTTTAATTTATATTATAAAAACTTAGGAGAAAACATGGCAACAAACGCAAATTGGACAGTAGTATTTGAAGACAAGTGTGTTATTAAAAACTACGCAGAAGGAGCTAATCAAGGTATTGGTTATGTAATTTCTGATAATTCTTTTTGGTCTGATTCTAAGTTTTCTAATATTTGGGCTATTCAACATGCAACATCTGTTACTTCTGATGAAGTAGAATATAGAGATACAACACCTCATTCATCATTTGCAGATGCAAACATTGGAGACATCAGTCAGTTTTCATCTAGATGGGATACTGCTCATTTAGCGCAACTGCAATCTGATTGGGATGATGATGGAAGAGATGAATCTGAAAAAGGTTCAAGACCTACTTCTTACTCTTCTTAAAATTAAACATAATTAATTTATTTTTCATGAAAATAAATTGTCATAAAATGTTGTATCTGTTTTTCATTTAAATTAGGTAAAGTAGGAAATTTTTTACGTAAATTTAAATACGGTATATACGTTAACATATCTTCAAGTCTCCAAAACCATAGTTTTTTATGTTTAATATTTTTTGCAACTTTTTTAACCTTATTTAAAATAAAATCATCACTACCCTCTTCATAGTGATCAAGTAGTAATGTATCACATTCACCAATATATTTTTCAGCGTCTTCATTTATTACTTTTATTTTTTTCATTAATATGGGATTATGTTTGTTATGATATTCAATAAGTTCTTTACAATTTTCAATGCATAAAATTTTTTTAACTTTATTGTTTGAAAGTAACCAATTTTCACGTAACCCAAACCCCAAGCCTGTGCAAATAACATCCCCTTCTGCTAACATATAATGTGAATACACTTCCATAATTGACCAAAGCGTAGTTAAATTATGTTTTAACCAAACAACATTTTTTATTCTTAATTCAAATGTATTTCCATTATTTAGTTTTATTTCTAAATTATTAATTTTATCTTCTACAACATTTGGAGATTTAAATTTTAAATTTTCTAATAATAATTTATTAAGATTCATAAATTATTTTTTTAATTTAATGATTTTTATATTACCTGCGATAGTAATATTATTTGAATTAGGTCTTACCCAATGCTCTAAGTAAGAAGGGAATACCACTATATCTCCCTGTTTACAATTAAGGTCATAATTTATATCAAATATTTGGTTGTCGGAAATTTCTAATAATTTTTTTACAGTAGAGTTAAAGACTGTGTATGATTTATCTACTTTGTAATATACTATAAATGAAAAATCACTTGGATGAACATGAGAACCTTGATAGTTTTTTTTGTCATACCTATTCATCCAAATATCACTTAGATTAAATACATAATTTTTACAGTAGGGTTTTAATAAATAACTTAATATTTCTGTCAACTCTAAATTTAAATAATTCATTGAATTTTTATCAAATAAAGTATCCCCTTTAACTGTTGTTTTTATATCGGATTCAAAAGTTTTTTTAAATCTTTTTCCAACTATTTTAAGATTAGATAAGTTTAAGGTTTTGATTGCAATTAAATTAGGAAATATATTATGTATTTTAATTGTCACACAGGTACTCTATTTTTTTATTGAATTTAAACTTATTTTCTATTTGTTGTATATTGAAGATTAGACTGTATCTGTTTTTTTCTTCTTTATATTCTTCAAAACCATGAGATACCTGAGGTGGAAGAATATAATAATCCCCAGGTTCGGGAGTTATTTTTATGTTTAGTTCTGGTAGAACTAGGTCACAGCCACTGTTTAGATATAGAATACCATGGACACAAGGATGAGTGTGAAAATTTAATGAATCTCCTTTTTTTATTTCATTTCCCCACGCATTGCAAATTGTGTTTTTTTCTAAAAAATATTCAAATATTTCAGGGTGTGTTGTTTGATGTTTATTTATTAAATAAATTGCAAAATTTTTAAATAAGGGTTTATCAATAAAATAGTTCCAATCGGTCATACCTCCTTTTACGTTGGTATAATTTTCCATGTTTGAATCTAAGTTATTTTTAATATCTATAATTAAATTATTAATTACATCCACATAAGGATAATGACCAAAAATTATATTTACAGTTCTGGGATAAGTAATATTAATACTATTTTTGGTTTCTTCTAATTTATTATTTTTATTTAAAAAACTAATCATTTTAACATCATCCAAGAAGTTAAAATATATTTCTCCCCAGATAAAGGGGGATTTCCTCTATGTAAGTATGGAAAACCGGCGGGCCAAATAACTATTCTACCTGTCTTAGGTTTGCATCTTTTTGAAAAATGCAGAAATTCTGTTTCTCCTCCATCTTCAACATCATTTAAATAAATAGAAAAAACAAAAGCACGGGGTTCATTATCAAATCCTTTTCCGTGTTCAATATGCCAAACATGGTACCCTTCTGTGGGCAATGTTTTTTGAATTTTTAAATTTGTAAAATTAAAAGGAACATTGTAGGCAGCATCTGCACCTGTAGTTTTTATATAATGATTCCAAGCCATATCAAAATTAACTATCATTGATTTTAAAGATTCCCACCAGATATCTAAGTTACTTTCTGCTGCAAAAAACTGTTGGTCCTGTTTTTGAGTTACAGGAGATTGTTCAAAGTCTAATCTGTTAATAGTATTGTTAAATTTAACCTGGTCTTCAAATAATTTAATTGCTTTATTACATTCTTCTGGGGTAATGTAGTTATCATACACACCTATAAAATTATTTATACTATATGTTTTTTCATCCATAATCTTATGTTATTTTCTCTCTTTCATTATCTATATAATACTATATAAGGTTTATTTAAAGATTTCAATAGGTTTTTATATGTTACAAAAATTAGGTTTTGCTCCAGGATTTAACAAACAAGTTACCGAAACAGGCGCTGAGGGTCAGTGGTTTGATGGAGATAACGTACGTTTTAGATACGGTTCTCCAGAAAAAATAGGCGGTTGGGAACAATTAGGTACAGAGAAATTAACCGGTGCTGCAAGAGCAATCCATAATTGGGATGACAATGTTGGAATAAAATATTCCGCAATTGGTACTAATAGAATTCTTTATGTTTTTTCGGACGGTGAGTTCTATGATATTCACCCCATAAGAACTACAATTACTGGCGCAAATTTTACAAGTACAGCGGGATCACCAACAGTCACAATAACTGTTTCATCTAATCATGGTTTGCTAGATAATGATATAGTATTATTTGATGCTGTTTCTGGGTTATCTGGATCTACTTTTACAAATGCCACATTTGAAGATAAGAAATTTATGGTAACTTCTACACCAAGTAGTACCACTTTTACAATTACACTGGCTACTAATGAAGCCGGCACACCTGTAACTAATGCTGGTGCTGCCTCTGTCTTATGTTATTTTAGTGTAGGATCTTCTACACAAGAATCTGGTTTTGGTTGGAGTTCAGGTTTATTTGGTGGTACAACAAACGGAGCCGCAACTAATACCCTTGCAACAGCTTTAACAGACACAACCACAACTAACATAGTTCTAGCTAGTTCAAACGCGTTTGCGGCATCGGGGACCATAAGAATAGGGAATGAAGATATATCTTACACAGCAAATAACACGGGAACAAATACTTTAAGTGGTGGGGCCAGATCAGCAAATGGGACCACTGCAACTACACATTCTCAAAATGCTGTTGTCACAGATATTACAACTTACAACGGCTGGGGTGAAGCTTCCTCAACCACACAATTTACACTCGACCCTGGTTTATGGGTTCTTGATAATTTTGGTACAAAACTTATTGCCCTTATTTATAATGGGGAATGTTTTGAGTGGAATGCATCAGATGTAAATGCATTAACTACTCGGGCAACTATTATTTCAGGTGCACCAACAGCATCACGCCATATGGTAGTATCAACTCCAGATAGACATTTAGTTTTTTTTGGAACTGAAACAACTATTGGAGATAAAACTACACAAGACGATATGTTTATAAGATTCTCGGACCAAGAAAATATTAATGAGTATACTGTAAGAGCAGAAAACACAGCAGGTACACAAAGACTTGCTGCGGGATCTAAGATTATGTCTGCTATTAAAGGTAGGGATGCTCTTTATATATGGACCGATACTGCATTATTTCTAATGCAATTTGTAGGTCAACCTTTTACGTTTGCGTTTCAACAAGCAGGGACTAACTGTGGATTGATTGGTAAGAATGCTTGTATAGAAGTTAATGGCTCAGCTTATTGGATGTCAGACAACGGCTTTTTTAATTATGATGGTCAGTTAAGATCCATGCCTTGTCTAGTAGAGGATTTTGTTTATTCGGTAGATCCCGGACTTGGTGTTAATTTGGTAGCAAGGGATTTAATTAACGCAGGTATCAATAATCTTTTTGGAGAGATAAATTGGTTCTACTGTTCAGTTAATGCTACTTCAGTTAATAGAGTGGTTACTTATAATTATGCAGATTCTACAACTGAAAGACCTATTTGGACAACAGGATCTTTAAATAGATCTGCCTGGGTAGATTCTGCTGTATACGAAAAACCTCATGCAACACTTTATAATGCCGATGATGATGCCTCTTTTGATGTCACTGGAAACGTAGACGGAAGTAGTATATACTATCAACACGAAACAGGGACCGATCAAGTTAATGCCGGCAATGCTGTTACTGCTGTTAATGCTAACATTCTTTCTGGTGATTTTGATATTACTCAGAAAAGAAGTAATACAGGTCAAGCGGTAGGAACCCCTGATCTTAGAGGAGACGGTGAATATATGATGAGAATAAGTAGATTTATACCAGATTTTATAGAACAAACAGGTGACACTGAAATTAGTTTTACAACAAGAAACTATCCTAATACTGCTGCAACAACTACAAATTTTACATCGACTGAAACTACAAATTTTAAAAGTACTAGACTTAGAGCTAGATCAATTGCATTAAAAGTATCCAATACAGGTTCTGGAAAAAATTGGAAGCTCGGTACATTTAGATTAGACATTGCACCAGGAGGAATGAGGTAATGGATTACTACACAGGAAAAGATTACGGACCTGGACAAGGTATGGCTTATACTGCTGTTGAGCCTAAAGACGGTTTTCAATATAAATATGGTGAAGATGGTACAAGATATTCAGTACCGATGGATGTATCCACACAACTACCCAACCAACTACCTGGGTTTGGTTTAGACGAAAGAAGATTGATACAACCTGTTGCTTCCCCCACTGACCAAGAAATACGAGATGAGGGTTTAAAATTTATGCCTCAACAAAAATATTTACAAAAACCTTTTGAATTTCCTACTAAGAAAATAGAAGAAAAAGGTATAACAAATACAGATGCTTTTACAAATAGTGGTAATGACGGTTTCGATGTTTACAACCCTAACCCTGATTCAATAAGTAATAGAGATTATAATCCTTATCGATACCAAGAAGCTACAGATAAAAATTTTACTAGACCAGAAAAATCAAAGTTTCAAGAAATGTTATCAAAAGGTATTAATTTTATACCTGGTGCTAATATAGCTAAAAAAGGATTAGATGCTTTAGGTAACATGTTGCCAATCAATAGAAGAGCGATAATGGAAAATGAATTATCTGGTCAAGGTATAATGGTTAATGACATTGGACAGATTGTATCTGATGGCGGAAATATAAATACAGCAGGAAATATTATGGCAGGTTATAATGCTTCTAAAGTAGATAAAGATACTTTTAAAAAAAGAAGGCTTATGATTGAACAAAAGATGAAAGATCCTGTACAAAAAGCAGCAAAACTAAAAGCTTTAAATGCTGCAGAAACAAAAATGTTAGGTACAGCAACTGATAGAACAAATAAAATTTTTGATCTTGAAGAAGAAGAGAAAAATAAAAAAAAACAAGATAATTTTCTATTAAGATTTCTTAATAAGAAAAAAGAAACTAAAACTTCTGTGGAACCTAAAACTGCTGCCGCTGCAACTGGTAGTAGTTACACCGCATCAGGAGATGACAATATAACAGATCGTAGAGAATCGGATTATAGTGGTAGTGTAGGTTTAGGTAGTAATGCAAATGCTGTAAGATCTGCAATGAGAGATAACGATCCCAATACAGGTTCGGCTCAAAGTTATAATCAAAATTTAGCAAGTGGTGGTAGAGCCGGATACTTCTTTGGTGGTAGAGCAGGATACGCAGAAGGCGGAGCTATTTATCCAAGACTAGGTACTTTAAGTTCTGGTGTACAATCTGCTGAACAACAATTACAAGGTATCAATGCTTCACT